CCGTTGCCGATCGTGAACGTGAAGGTCGCCGGGGCGGCGCCGCCGGCCGCTGCAGGAGCGGCGATCTGGAGCCGATAGCCCTTCGCTTCGCCGATGGCCGCATAGGCCATACGCGCGAGCTCCGAACCGGCACCAGCGAACGAGTCAGCGTCGTCATTCGACGTGCAATCGAGAATGTCGACGTCGGGGGTCATCGTCCCCAGCGTCGGGTGTTTCAGCCCGACGAGGAGGAGGAAGAACGGGATCGTCCGGAGGTTGATCGGTCCGGCGCCGTAGTCGGTTTCCCCGAAGAAGCCCGGGACCTTGTACGAGTCCGGCAGGTTGAGGATGGTGATCGACATCGTCAGCTACCTTTCGTGTCGGACGGATCGCTCGACGGCGCCGGCGTGACGGTCGGGGGCGGTGCGGGTCGCGCTTTGCGCTTCCGCTCGTCATCGGCCTTCGCCTTTGCTTCCTCTTCCGCCTTGGCTTTCGCGTCGGCCTTGGCCTTTGCCTCGTCCTCGGCCTTCTTCTTCGCCTCGGCGAGAATCCTGTCCGTCTCCTCGGCAATCTGGGTGTCGAGCGGGAATTGCTCGGCCCAGCCGGACGTGTCGAGAGGCTGTCGCACCTCTTCGGGGCAGCCCTCCCAGTCGTAGTGCGCCTTCCACTTCTCGATCGCCGCGACGCGCGCCTTTACGAGCTCGGCGAGTGGCACGGCGTCTTCAGTCTTCACGACGAAGACTTCGCGGTCCTTGATTCGCGCGTGCCAGAAGTGCTGGGTGCGTCCGTCGACGTGGACCTTGAGCGGCGTCACGTCGAACGTCCAGAAGCGATCGCCCTGGTCATCGATGCGATTGCCGACGTCCGGCGGAACGTAGGTCCCTTCGGCGACCTTGAGCTCCGCGGAGAGGTGGCGCCGCATCGGCATGTGCGCGGTCGACTTGCGGAGAGGCTCGGCCTCGTGAACGGCGCCGGCGAGCCGGCCCTTGGCATCGAGCGCCGAGTAGGGGTTCGGGAAAAGGAGCATGACTCTCCGTTCGCCGCGCGCTCGAGCGCCGACGTCGTTGTGGTTGGACCGTGAGGCTCGCTACGAAGACTTGTCGGGCAGCGACTGCTGGCTCACGACGACATTGCCGTTGCCGACGTAGGTGACGTCGACGCCCGGCCCGTTTTGATTCGTCGGGTCGACGAGAGCGCCGGTGATCGCTGGATCTCGAGCGAGCTTCTCGCGCACGTCGATGATCATTTGGCAGGACGGGTAGCTGAGCTTCGACGTGATGCGGCCCGCGTCATCGACCACGTCGACGGCGACGGGCGCGCGCTTCCAGGATCTCATGTCGATCCGCTCGAGCATCGCTCGATTCAGGATCATCGACCCGCGCCCATTGCGAGTCGCATTGCCGATCGAAATACTGCCCGTCGTCCCATTTTGCCCGGGGACGAAAACCGAGACGAGCTGCCCGACGTCTTGGTTCAGCGAGAGCGCCTCGGGGCCATTCGGAAGCGTCGGTTGAAGGCTTCGCGAGACGGTGTCGCCGAGGGCATTCAGGTAAGTCGCGACGATTGGCGCCGTCGTGCTGTACGGGTTTCCGGTCGCAGCCGCGGTGAGGAACTGGAGGTTGAGGCGCGGCGAGACGACCCCGGCGCCGAGCGCTCCGTCAAGGCCGGCACCCGAATATGTGATCGACGACGTCTGGGTCGGCTTCGCGAGAAGGAAGCTGTTGGGGCTCGCGGGGACTGTTATGGACGTCGGCTCGGTGTCACCCGAGTCCACCCACGCAGGATGACGTCCGCGTCGAAGCGCGTCCGCGATCGCCTTCGCGATGGCGTTGACGAATGGAGTCCGAAGTCGCTGCTTTTCCTGAGGCTCTGGTGGAAACACCCAAAGCGCGCGAACGAGCGTCGTTTCGGTGAACCAGTCCTCCGCGGTCTGCTCTGGCGTGCCGCTGTCGCGATAGACGAAGAGCGCCGGCAGGAACTTCTCGTTGAAACAGAGCTCGTCCGGGTCGTGCGTGAAGACCGTTCGAATCGCCGGCTGCTCTTGCGGCACCAAGCGCGGTCGGAGCGCGAGCCATGCGGTCGTCAGCTGTGCGTTCGCGACCGCCTGGATGAAGGCGCCGATCTTCGCGAGCGCCGGATCGCCAACGGGGACGTCAGCGTTGCTTGCTGGAAGGCCGAGGAGTCCGAATGCATCAGCCATTGCCGTTCAGCGGAGCGATCTCGCGCTCGATGAGCTCGTCGGTCGCAGAGACGAGCCGCGCCTCTGCGGCTTCCTCGCCGTACGTCATGTACGGGTTCGCCTTCGTGCCGGGGTGGTGGACGCTCTTTCGGAAAATCGTCCTGCCTCCGACGTTGAATCGAAGGGCCTCGGCGTTCTTCGCGACGATCTCGTGCGGGACGGAGCCGTCGGCGACTGCGGCGGCGTGCGGCGCACCAGCGACCACGAGTCCTTCGGCATGGTTCGAATCCGACTCCGTCACGAAGCCGTCGATGCTGTCGCGGAGCTCGTACGAGCGGTGCGGAGCGTGAACGCGCGCCGACGCCTCACCCGCCTTGGCGGCAGAGCGCACGACGTCTTCGGTGCCCGTGCCGATGTTCGTCGCGGCTCGACCCCAGGTAGCCACGACGTCGTCGAGCCCCTCGAACTCGACATGGAACATCAGAAGTCACCCATCGTGCCGGGACCGTTGAAGACGGGAACGAGGGCCGACGACGTGTTCACGCTTCCGTCCCAGGCGACTGCGCCCTGATTGGCCGCGGGCTCCGGAGCGTTGACAACGTCGAGCCGCACCTTCCCGTTTCGAATATCGGTGAGCTCGGCGCGTGCAACCTCCTCGAGCTGCTTCCAGTCGCGCTTGATGTAGCCGGGACGCCGCTTCGCGCATTGGGCGACTGCGTAGTCGAGCGAGAGCCGCTTCACTTGGTTTGGTGGATTGGCGCGCACGGTCGGGAGATCGTAGATGCCCCGGAGATAGCCCTCGACGAACGAGTCGCAGTCCTGCTGGAGCTGAGCGAGCGGGCCCGTGTCGGCGGTGCCGTTGTTGTCGTCGTCGAAGACTTGGCGCACGACCTCGGCGCTCAACCGATTTTCGAGATCGGTTTGCGTCCAGTACGCCATCAGTCGACGCTCGCGACGATCACCGATCCGAGCGCGAGCCGATCCTCTTCGCTGAGGTCGGGTGCTCGCGCACCAGGCGGGTAAATCTTGCCGTTGTGGTCGAGCGCACCGTGCGGATGAACGCGGTAGACGACCTTCGGCGCGGCCTGCTTTTGCTGGCCTTGCCCCTGCGGATTTGATTGGCTCATGGTTCCGACCTCGAGGTGGGAGAAACGACGAGCGCGCGGCGCTCATCACAATGGAGAGCGTGCCGCGCGCTTTGGGTCAGGCCACCGGCGTGGTGATGAGATACGAGGTGTCGCCGGCGACGACCTTGTGGTCCTCGCTCGTCGCGACCTTCGACCAGTACCCGCCGGCCTTACCCGCGACCGGGTCGAACCATTGCGTGGTCTTCGGATCGCCCTTGAGGCGGAACGTGTAGCCGAACGGCGCATTGCGGAGCGAAGCACGCTTTGCGACGCGTGTGATTCCGAAGTTCTTGCCCCAGATACGGCTGTACGACGCCGTCTGTCCGAGGTTCGCGCCGTCCTGGCGGGCCGCAGCCACCAGGTACCTGTCGAAGCCGAAGTACTTCGCGATCATGTCGGGGGTCGCGAGACCCGGGCCGACGTACTTGAAGAGGTCGCGGATCGCCGCGTGGCGCGCGAGGACGTTGTAAACGTCGAGCGTCGACCAGGCGACGAGCTCGGCCTGGCCGCGGCCTGCCCAGAGCGCCGCCTTCGCGTCCTGGATGTTCTTGACGGGGTCGCCGCCGCTCGCGCTGTCCCATTGGCTCGAGCCGGAGAGGGAGAGCGTGTTGCCGGCGTAGTTCGCCGCCGTGGTCATGACCGAGGCGATACGGAGCTCACGGTTGAAGGCGATGCCCTCGAGAATGGCCTCCGTGAGGTCCATCATCTCGTCGAAGGCGCCGTCCTCGTTCTCGACGGTCTCGGCGTCGACGAAGTTCTTCAGGCCGTAGTCCGTGACCGAGTAGTTGTCGGTCTGGCGCGACTCGTTGAGCTCGTTCGCGTGTCCCTTCGGCCCCATCTTGTCGTCGGGGAACGCGAGGCGCTCGCGCTTCGGGTAGATGGCGTACGCATCGCTCCGCTTGCCGACAGGCATGGGGGGCATGAGCTCCTCGCCGATGAAGTCGTCGTTCTTGTACTGCAACGACATCGTCGAGAGGATCGTGTTCGAGTGGACGGCCGACGGAGAGATTCCAATGCCGGCCTTGATGCGCCGGATTGACTCGTCCGCCCGCTTCCGCTCTGCGGGACTGGAAAGCATCCCGCGCAACGAGTTGCAGTACTTCTCGTACGCGATTCCTTGCCGCGAGCGCTGGCGCGCGAAGATGTCGTGCGCGGTCAAGTGGTCGCGGTCCGTAATGAATCCGTCAGCCATGGTGGTGTCCTTCGGCTCGCCCGCTTCGCGCGCGCGCTTGGTTGTCGAATCGGTGGCGCCGAGCGGAAGGGCTGCGGAGCCGGTGAGTGGTTGGTGCTACGACGTCAGGAAGAGACGCCCTGGAATCCAGAGACGCAGAGGCCGACCTGGTCGCCAGCGACGCCGCTCTGCGTGAAGTAACCGGGGGAGTTGCGAACGGTCGTGCCGCCGCCCATCACCTGGTCGGTGAGGCCAGTTGCATCGCTCGCGAGGATGCAGAACTTGCCGCGCGTCGCGCCGCCGGTGCCGACGGTGACCGGCACGACAGCGTGACCGAGGAGCTGCACCTGCACGGTCGCGAGCTTCCCGGATGCTGGAGAGGTCGCGGTCTCGAGCGCGATGCCGCAAATCGGGTCGCCGTTCCCGCTGAGCTGAACCTGGTGGTCAGCCGACGCGTACTTCACCGGCAGGCCGGCGGTGACGGTCTGGCTGGCAGCCACCTGGTAGGTGACGATCGTTCCATCTTCGCCCGTGAGTTGATCTGCTCGAGTGGCCATGACGATTTTCTCCCGTTCGTCCGAGCCCTCGGACGCAGGTCAATTGCTGCTGATGGCCCCGAGCTCCGTGCTGCGGCGCCGATGATTGTCTCCCTTTGGACGGCAGGGGGAAGCCGTTGTCCGAGAGGGCGGCTCTATTCGAACCGCCCCGCGCTCAGTTCGCGTGAGCCGCTTGGAGCGCCTTCGCGTTGAGGTCGTCGAGGCTGTCGCCGCCTGACGTCGCAGGCACCGGCGGGGCGCCCTTATCGACCTCCGGAATGACCTGGGTCGTATGCGCCATCTCCGAGCGCTGCGCCGTGAGCTCCTTCCAGAGCTCGGGGTCTTTCTTGGCGAGCTCGATCTGCTTCGCGCGCTCCGACGGGGCGAACTTCTTGCCGATGAGGGCGTCGACGTCGCGCTCGATGAGCGTTCCTTCGGCCGCGAGGGCGCGGGCGGTGGCGATGTCGCGTTCCTTCACGAGCGTCGCGTTCTGATCCGTGAGCGCGATGGTTTTCGTCTTCTCGTCGAGCAGCGCCTTCTCAGTGTCGCGGATCGTCTTCTCGTGGGTCGCGATCTTGAGCTCGAGCGCGGCCTTCTCTTTTTCATCCATTTGATTGGTCTCCTGTTTCGGCCCGCGCTCGGCGGACGAAGTCTTTGTGGTGGCCGGCACGTTCGACTTCTTCTCCTCCCACGGAGGAGTCATGTCGAACTGCCGGTAATGCTTCGCGAGGTGCGCTTTCACGCCATCGACGTCGGCTTCTGGAATCTTCACGCCACCGCGGCTGCCCATGATTGCGTCGCCTGCGGCGATGACGCCGGACTTGATGGTGTCCAGCGTTCCCCCGTCGACATCATGGTGGGGGAGCTTGTAGCTACCGAAGTGCTCGGCGTTCTCGGCGTCGTACCAAGCGAACCCGCGGCGGTACTTCGCCCAGTCCATCTTGTCCTTGTCGCCGGACCCATCGCTCGACGCCCATTTGCGAATGCGGCCTTCGGCAGCGGACGCATCCCACGCGCCGTGGTCGACCGGTGACTCGGGCTTGTAGGGGACGACCGAGCGTTCGATACGCCAAACGCCGTTGCGCTCGCGGAAGTCCTCGAGCGCCTTTGCCTTCATCTTGGCAAGCGCTTCCGGGTTTGCAGGGACGGGCGTGATCGAAAACTCGAGGAGCTCGTTGTCGTCGAGAACACAGACCTCGACGTCGTCGATCATCTCGTAGCGGATCGTGTGCGGAATGAATCCGACGGAGCCGGCGCAGAGCGTCCGCTCTTGCACCGATTGCCAGACCTGCTCGGCGACCGGGTTGGCCTTCTCGCTCGCGAAGACGACGGTCCCACCAAGGCATCCATCGCGCACGGCGACGTCTTTGCCCCTACCGATCGGAAGCGCGCGACTCTGGTGAGCGAAGAGAATTACCGGGTTTCTTGCGAACCGGTCGAGCCGCCAGTTTTGTTTGACGATTTCGCCGTACGAGTCCTTCGCTTCGGAGCTGAAGACGAAGTCGCACTCTCGTTTGTCGACTCGGACGGCTCGCACGAGGACGTCTCGGGTGACGAAAACATCGCCCGATGCCTGTACGACTTTGTCTCGGGATTCGGCTTGTTCATG